ATTGATTACCTCTATAACCCATTAAGATTACGTTTTCAGTCATATAAGGATTCTTGAATACGTTGTAACGGTTATTTAATTGTCCTGCTTTTTGGATACCAAATGCATATTTCATTTGATCCGCGCTACCATCTGATGTTGAAGCAAATCCTGGGATTGATTCAAGTACAGTTGCAACTGTTGGAGAAACTACCATAAAATTAGCACCACCTCTAAGAGTCTTTTGGTGAATTTTATTGGAAACTTTCTGCATTTTAGTACCTAAAGTTTGGAACCATTGACCTTGTGTATTGTAGTACCCTAGATCATCGTATCCTGTTTTAGCAGCATTTAATGCTCTATTTGAAGTAGCATACCAGTACTCATCTGCAGCAGAAGCGTCTTGGATCAACATATCTAACATTTCTAAGTCAATTTCTAATGAAATGTACTCACTCATGATAGAAGTTAATTCTGCTTCAGCATCTAATGATTGGTAAGCATTCAAATCTTGAGCAAACTCTGGAGTCCATTGTGCTTTCAATTTTCTTGTTTTAGCAACAATAGCTTCACTTTTTAGCTTAACATCGATTTGAGGGATCGCTAAATTAGTTGCACTTTCAGCATTTGGACGACCAGCACCTGAAGCATCTTCAAAGTCACCTCTGTGATTATCAGTTGGTTGTTGGTTATAGAAAACACCATTATTTGTTCCTGCAGGTGGTACATTTGTAGTACCTACTGAACCTGTATAAATAAATGATATTAATTTACCTCCATCATCATCAGGACCTCCTACAAAAGTATATTGTGGTAATAATATATCTACAGAGTTTTGGAAATAATCTACTGTTGATCCTGAGATCATTACAAATGCTCTAGCACCGTTATAATCAGGTCTAACTAAGTCAGAACCAGATATTGTTATTTTAGTAAATTCTCCAGCAGCAACAGAAGCAGATAATGAAGAATCATAATCTAAATCAGCCCAAGAAGCTGTAGCTGCTATTGTAGTAACTGAAGCTGAGAATTGGTTAATAGAGTAAGCAAATCTACCTGCTCCGTAAAGACCACCTGATGGGTCTTTATCAGCACCTGGGTTAGTTACACCATACATAGAAGCTGTTGAGTAAACTGAATTAGGGCCTGTAGCTGGACCGAAGTCGATTTCTTTATCTTGTCCGTATTGGAAATCTAAGAAAAATACAAGACCTGATGGTAGATTCATTGGTTGAACAGATAAGAATTCTTTAGATGATAAAGAACCAAATACTTTTCTTACCAATGGAAGAGCTACACCAGCCCATTGAGCACCTTGACCTACATTGAAAGTACCTCCACCTTGATTAGTTGCTGATTGCTCAGTAACTAATTGTTTAGCTTGGTTTTCTAAGATCAAAGCCATACTATTTTTCTCGATTTCAGAGCCAAGACCTTCTAAAAGTCCTGTTTTGCCCCATTTTGCAGCCATTTTCGCTGCGTCACTCTGCATGTTTTTCCATCCGTTTGCAGAGGATTCGAGTAATGAATTAATGTTTGACATTGTTTTTGTTTTTGTTTTTTAAATTATTAAATTAAGCCAGCCAATTTTTGCATACGTAAATATGCATCGTTTGACTCAACGATAGGTTTTTTAGTTATAGGTGTGTTAGTTGATTTTGAAGCGCGTCCTAAAGTTTTTTCAACTGATGGTTTTTTAACTTTAATACCTTCGTTTAAAGTTTCAAATACCAACTTAGTTTCTTTAACTGTAGTTGCGTTATCAAAAGAACCTAATACCTTAACTTTTTGTGATTCTGTCAGATTTTTAGATCTAAAGATTTTATTAGTGTAAAGAAGTTTAGCATTTAACAAGTTGATTTCGTTAAGTTCTTTCTTAAGCACTTTAATTGTTTTATATGCTTCGTCAAGTTCAACTTCATTAGCTGCTGCTTTTTCACCTTTTGATTTTGCTATTAGTTTCTTTGCAAACTTAATTAGTTTTTTAGCTGCAAATCCAACGGCTCCACCTATTGCGGTTACTGAAGCTATCCATTTTCCTAAAAATAACATAGATGCTGCTGGGATTACACTTTTCATTGCTAAAATTCCCATTACCTGAGTTAAAACATCAGGATCAAGAGGGTTAAAGACTTCAGTTAATAAATTTTCGTCTAATTTTCCTTCTTTTTTAGCTGCGTCTTTAATTTTCATAAGTTCAGCTTTAATTTCAGCTTTGTCTAAATCTTCAGCTTCATCTAATTCTTCTTTAGCTTCATCCATTTCAGGTTTCATTTCTTCGTCCATGTCTTTTTTCATTTCTTCGTCCATGTCTTCGATTTCTTTAAGAAGTTCAGCTAAATCTACTTCTTCGTCTTCAACGTCAACGTCTACATCAACATCTACGTCTTCACCTTCTTCCTCTTCAGCGCCTTCACCTGCTTCAAGTTCTCCGGATTCAACCATGTCTGCGATTACGTCTTCGATGAATTTTTTTAGATCTTCATCTGTCATATCTTCGAGGTCAAGTGATTCACCTTCATCTTCACCTGCTTCTTTACCTTTTTCGTATTCATATTTGTCTACGTCGGCACGTTCAGCACGTGATTCATCTTCCATTTCTTCTTCAGTAATTTCAGATTCGTTAAGTTCGGTTTCATCCTTCTTTTCCTCTTCTTCTAATTCAGCTAAAAGTTCTTCCAAATCAACTTCTGCTATCTCATCATCTTCAGCTTCAGGAATGTTTCCTTTAAGTCCTGAAAAACTTTTGTCTTCTGAATCCATATTTTCGAATCCATCTTCTTCTAGTTCTTCATTTTCTTCAAGTTCCATTTCTTGAAGTTTCGCTGATAACATAGTTTTCAATTGAGGTGTGAAAGCTTCTTCTAGAGCTGCCTTAGCGTTTGCTATTGCCATTTCTTTAACAGCTTTAGCGTCTGCGATTGCTTCTTTAAGCAAGTCTCTGTTTGTTGCCATTTTCCTAAATTTATTTTTTGTTGGGAAAGTACGTTTATTAGTAAACGTAATAGATTAATTTAATTGTCGATACCACATAGTGATTGAAGGGTGGTATATTCATGTATACGTATGTAAGGAGAATTTAAAGTCGCGAGGAACTAGAATATTGGACACGTACCATTAGCACATAGTATCTCTGTTACTATAGAATCTACTTTTTGATATGGATTAAATGGTGAAGATTTTCCTTCATTTAATGAAGTATTTATCATCCAAGAATCTGGGTTTGAAGGGTTAGATACTAAGTCCCAAGTTAATAATTCAAAATCATCTTGAACTTCCATTATTTCACCTACTTGCTTTAATGAACCCATTCCACGAGATGAAATACCAATCATTAAACCATTTCTAACTAAAGCACCTGCTATACGACCTGAATTTGTTCCTTTATCTCCTGGGTCACAGAATATTTCAACTGTACCTATTATTTCATCTCCATCCCATCTTAAACTACGAATAGCATGGGATGCATTTTTTAAGTTAATTATTTGAGAATCTGGGTGGTCTAATTCACCACAAGTTTCAGTTGATTTTTGGTTTATTTTCTTTTGAAAATTATCAATTTCACGTTCCCACAAATCTTTTTTATAATATCTACCATTACCATTTTTAACCTCAACAGTAGCTAAAATACCTTCTACCATTATGTTTCCACCTAAGTCACCACTAACTTCAGTTATAGTAACCGGGTTAGGTTTAAATTGTCTAGTTTCTATTAAGATTTGTTTACTCATGGTAATTTATTAAAATCTAGGTTCTAAATGTCTTTTAACATCTTCTTTATATTCTTCAGGAATAGTTTTTAATGCCTCGTCCATATCTCCTGTTTCAGCCATTATTTCTTCAGCTTCCATTGTATATTGAGATAATTCATCTCCTTCATGCCCTTCAAACATTTCATCAGTAGATTTACCAATATCTTCTATTTTTCCTTTAATATCATCTAAAGTTTTACCAGTATCATCTAATTTTTTATCGTCTATGGCCTCATCAACTATTTCTTCTTTTTCTTCTTCTTCAGGTTCGCTAGATTTAGCATTTTTCTTATTTACTTTATCTAACATTTTATTTACCTTATTAGCTGCTTTTTGTAAGACTTTAATTTCTTTTTTTAGATTTTTAATTTTATTTTTATCTAAAAGATCTTTCATGTCTTCATCTTCATCCAATCGTGTCATTCTAGCTTCACGCATTTCAATTTCTTGTTGAATCTTATCAGCTTTAGTACTTAAAACTTCATATTGAGATTCTTCTTCAATCGCTTTTAAACGTTTTTGAACATTTTCATTTAATTCTTGACGGATAATTTCTTTAACAACCGTTCTAACTTGAGTTTCTTCTAAACTTTCATTAACTTTTTTAGTATTATCTTTAGTTGCTAATCTATATAAATCAGATTCTTTCATTTTAAAGATAGTCGCATCACCAAAATCTTTTAATAAATGACTAACATATTCTTTTACACTAGAATATCCTAATCTTTTAGATTTAGATTCAAGCTCCTTCATATTTTTTATAGGTGCAGTTCCTTCAAATTCATTTTTTACATGGTTTTTGAATTTATCAAACACATCATCTTCATTTATTTTGGCTTCATACGCTTTATGAGATTCATTCGGATGTACTGTTTCACAGCTACCTTCATGATCTTCATTTAAAGTACCATATCCACTTGATTTATGTGGTCCTTTTGGTTCTTTTGGTTCACCTAAACCAGGAGCATCTACTGTGTATCCTAAATCTAAATCACCAAATTGACCTTTTTCAGTATAATAAGTTGGGTTTTTAGCTAAATTTTTAAGTACAATATCTTTCAATTGATCTGCTGTTTTATCCTTATTTTTAGGATCTTTCATTTCGGCATAATAACCCATCATCACTTGACCAAAAATGACATTATTAATATTTTTATCATCTTTAGCATCATATATATGACTTAAATCATCTTCTACTTGTTTAGATGGTTTTTTAAGTTCAGCTTTTTCTTCATCAAAATATTCTTTTTTCTTTTCTTCTGTTAAGAATTTTTCAAATGCTAATTCATAAGATTCTTTTTTAGCAGCAGGGAGTTGATTAATAGCTCCTATTTCTACTACATTTTCTTTAATAATTTGTTTATTTTTAAGTATATTAGATACTTCTTTAAATGTAGCAGCATTCCTAATATGATTAGGAAAAAGACTTCTTGCTTCTTTAATGAATACATCTTTATGACCTTTTCCTTCTTTTATTAAAAGGTATTGTTCCTGTAGTGTTTTTTTCATTTTACTTCTCTTAACAGTTTATCTATATCTTTGAGATAACTTAGTACCATCTCAGTTGATTTTAAAATATCATATGAACCAGGGTTTTCAGAATAATATTCTGCTGTTTCATTTTTTGCATTAGAAACTAAAGGATATAAATCATTTAAACGTTTTTCAATATCATCAAACGCAGCGATACGTTCTTTTTGAAAATTATTTAATTCATTTAATTTTTCAGCTTCCCATAATTCTTTTACATCAAAGGATTTAGGTGTAATTTTAGGTACAGGTTTAAATCCTAATTTATAGTAATAAATATCGGCAGCTCCTTTAGATTTTTTATTTTTGCGAAAAACAAATGGAGTAGCATATTGAGCTCCCTCACCAGGTGAAAAAGAAGCACCACCTTGTGAGGTGGCAGACATTTCTTTTATTTTAGATTTAATTAACTCTCTAAGTTTATCCATTTGTTTTTTCTAATTCTTCGATTAAATCATAATATTGCATTAAATCGATTAAGTTACTATCTTTTATTCTTTTTTGTTTTGGTAAAGGTTTTAGTAATGAAATAACTTCATTAATTTTTATTTTAGTAACTTTATTATTAGTTTTTTTATTTAACCTATTTAATTTAGTTTTTATTTCACCTACTTTAGTTGAATATAATTCAGCTAATTTATCTGTATTATCTACTGAATTGATATATTCTTTTAATATAATTTTTTGGTTATTATTTAAATCATCATATTTTGAATTAAATTTTTCCATTAATATCTTATATGTAAGAAAACGAACATCATTATCAGAACTTTCTACCTCTTTCATTACCTCATCTTTTACTTGATTCTTTTTGATAGGGGCTATAGTTAAATGTTCTAATATAGTTACTTTATTAGATATAATTTGTTCTGGGTTTAATGATTTAGTTGAGTGGTTAATTTCTAGAAGAGTGTAGAATGCAGCGTGAATTTTATAATTAGGTAATTTATGATTAAAAAATTTATTTAAATCATAATATTCTTTAATTTCACTAATTAAATTATATTTTTGTCTTTTAATTAATCTTCTATTTAAAGTCTTTGAAGAATTAACTAAAGTATCAATAGTTATATTAGCTTTTGCTTCAGTTAATGAAGTTCTTTTGAGGAGGGTTTCATATAATTTATATTCTTTCCCTAACTCAGTTTTAACAAAATATTTTTTCAACAGTGTTTTAACAGGTGAGTCCTTCCCGTCTAATGTATCTGCTGTTATTTGTCTGATTAAAAGTTCAAAAAGCACGCCTGTGTTTTTATACTTTGAATGCTTTATCGTCATTGTATAAAATTTTGTTTATTTATAAATATATAAAAAGGTATTACTCTCGTATTTGTGATTCATCTAATAAAGAATTTCCTTTAATATCTTTTTCAAAAATTAATTGTTTACTATTAATTTTCATATTTTTAAACATATTTTTATTTTTGTTATACATTGATTTAGCCTCTAAAGCTAGTGGAGATCCACCTTTATATGATGGTTTCGTTGAATCGGATTCATCATTATCTTTTTTCATTCCTTTATTACCTAATCGATCTTTTCCAAATGTATCATCTTGAGTATTTTTACCTGTAGGGTTTTCTGTTGGTCTTCCTCTATCATCATCTTCCAAATCATCAGCATATCCTTGAGGAATAGAACCATCTTTATATCTGTTAAGGCCATACATTGAAGCTAAATCATGAGGTGTACCATAAGATTTACCTGTTTCTAAAGGATCATTACCTTCATTTTCTATTTGATTAAGCCTAAATCTACGTTTAGCATCTTGATTAATTAAATCTCTATATTCACCATACTGATCTTCACTGAAATGGAAAATATTTTCATATATCCAATCTGTTGGGACTATTTTACTATCAACCATAGATTGAGCTAATGTCATTTTTTCTGTCATTAAAGCTACTCTTTCTTGGTCATATATAATAGAAGGAGTTGTTAATGAAATATCAAAATTTGTTAAATTTTCATCAGTATAACCTTGAGTATATAAATGAACCAATGCAATTTTAGTAAATTCTGAGACTAATATTCTTTGGATTCGCTCAATTGTACGAGCGAATCTAATATCTTCAGCGGCCAATGTTGCTTTACCAGTTAAATCTTTTTCATAACCCATAAATGCTTTAGGTACTTTAAGAGCTGCAAATAATTTATCTCTTAAGTACTCAACATCTTGAATCCCATCATATTGTAAACCACCTAAATTATCTATTTTAGTGGCTTGATCATTACCTCTTACGGGAATATAAAAATCCTCTAATAAATTTTGCATATTATATTTCAAATTATAATCTCCAGTTTCTTGATCAATATAAGGAGTACGTTTCATTTTAGAAATTGTTTTCTGCATGAAATTTTCTACTTCATTTGGGGCAATATTCCCAACATTAATGTAAAAAATACGTTTTTCAGGTGCTCTAACGATTCTATGAATTAACATAGCATCTTCCATCATTGTATATTGTTTAAATAACTTACGTGCTGGTTCTAAATAAGATCTACCATAAGGCAAAAAATTTAAATCTGTTAATAATCTAAAATGAGCCATTTCATAAT